AATAATTCAGCAGGCAGAGATAAAGCTAAATGGAGACAGATATTTGCAGGTAATGTTTTTGAAATTATTACTGCATTAAAAGTAGAAAACAAATCGGTAGATGAATCTAAATGTTGGCGTAACGAAGTTGAATCAGCCATAGGTCAATCTTTTTGGTGCCTTGTAGCATTGTGCGATGTATTCAATTTCGACCTAGGGGATTGTATTATCAATGGTGCTAGAGACTTTAGACTATTTAGAGAAGAACGTTATGGCACTAATAATATTGAAAAGTTAAGACAAGCCATTCTTGATGATATGCGTACAACGAAGACTAAAGGGAGTTATAGGAGCAAGATAACGAAATGAAGTATGAACACAGAAACGACATATACGAAAGAGCTGTTAAATACTTTAAAGATAAATCAGGGTGTAATAGTCTTAATTTCTTTGAGCGAATATACTTTAAGATATATTATCACTTTTGGTGGCTATTAAACAGAAAAAGAATTTCGAAAAATATTAATGATTCAATAACAAAAAGCATTGCTAATGGATCAGTGTCTAAGGTTGGCTTTGGTAAACCATTTAAGCTTGGAGATATTGAAACAGCTAAGAGTGTTGTTAATTTATATGTTATTGATAGGAATGATAAGGAATGAAAGAACTTGGAATACATGGATACATTGCATATTCTGATTATGCAACAGCACAAAACATATTTGAAAACAATTCAACTTTAATGTTGATAGGACTATCATTAAAACCGCCATTTATACACAGAGGTGTAATGGATGTAAAAATAAATTTAGTAGAATTCGAATACATAGAATCCACAAACCCGGACCACCCATGGGGCGATATCTACAAAATCGTAACGCACAAAGTTCTGAGAACTCTGAAAGCGTGGTATGATATAAAACGTTTTAGAATGAAAGGGATATGGAAATGAAGAAAGTTCTAATAGACTACATTAAATTTTTAGATAAGTGTCTCGATTTCATATGTGACTGTATACTATTTTCACCTTTTGCACTTATAGTTGCTGTATTCTATACAGGTGTAAGTGCCCTTATTGCAGCGCTTGTAGTTGCACTACCTTTTTCTATATACATATATTTAACATACAACGAACCACTTGTTTTAATCCCTGGTGCAGTACTTACTATTCCTAGTGTGCTGTTTATTATTAAGAAGATTAGAGAGAAATTGAATAAATGAACTGCAAAAATATTCTAATAGAAAAATACATAGTAATGCAAAAAGAACTTACATCCATTAAATTAGCTAAACTTAATGTTTATAAAAAAATAGTAAATGGCGGTAAATATTTCACCGACTTGTACAATAAAGGAAAGAAACGTACTACAAAGTAGTACAAAGTGTACAGTAATTGTGTACAACAATTGCCGAACAGTGTACAGTAATTAGCAGAAGTGTGCAGTAATTGTGTGCAGTAATTCACTAAATGCCCCTAAAAGTGTCCAACAATTATTTAAGAGAGTTTCGATATGAAACAACCAATAGAAGAAAGTCAACGAAAACCCTGGGATAGACTTAACGAAGAATCAGAGATTGCTTTTTCGTATTTCCTGCAATACTTGAACCAAAAGCCAGAAGAGGGGCCTAGACAGACAGGTGTAGTTGCTAAAGCAATGAATAAATCTCATGGTAATATCTCTCATTTTGCAAAGAAATTCAATTGGGTTGAAAGAGTTATTGAGCATGATGTTCACTTTCAAGATATCAGGGATAAGAACAAACTAATAGCTATAAAGATGGTTGAAGCTAGACATGCAAGGAATTCAGGTAAGTTGCAGAAACTATTAATGAAACCTGTCGAAATAATACTTAAAGAAATAGAGAATAATCCAGCGTTTAGCGAAGCAATGAGAATGCGCTTTACCAATACAATGAAAATTGAAGAAGTGTTTAGATTGATAGAGCGCATGACTTCGGGTTATGAAAAGATGGCTAAACTTGAACGGCTATCATTTGGCGCTGAAACAGAGATCAGTAAAGTAAGGAGCAATGTAACGCAGACAAGTTTAGTTGCTTTTGCTAATACCAAGGATTTGCAAGTTATAATGTCAGATGAAAAGGGGTTGCAATGTTTAGAGTATTTAGCTAAGTTAACGAGTGGTATTAAAGATGATCCAGCGTATGAAGAAGACACTTTTAATGTTAAGCTGTTAGAGGGTGGTGGCGATGAATCAAAAAAATAATACAGGCGTGTTTATAACAAGAGTAGTGCCAAGGGATAAAGTGGTACCAGGATATAGGCTACTTGATATTAAATGTATTAAGTGTTGTATGGTTAGTACTTATGATATGAGCCACGTTACAGACTATACCGATTTAAAATGTAGGTGTAGACACTGTGATTATTGGATGGATACAAACGGACACTAACCACTATGCAACATTCACGCCAACATATTTTTTAAAAAAAGTGTTGACAAATGTTTTAATTTAGTTTATGATCGGGGTTCACAATTTATAAAGGAACGAACAATGCTTAACGTAATGACTCTGGATCAAATCAAAATTCTTATCACAGTATGGCTATGCTTTGGGATGTTTTAAAGCTGTTGTGGTATATTCCTTGGAGCCATTGGAAAAGGTCTGGAGAGAACGCCCGAACAATTACTAACTACTGGTGTTTTATGGTTAGTTATAAGGATAGTTTTTTGTATTTGCTTGTTTTGGAAAATAGGCGTTCAACCGTAACGATTAACCGTAAACGTTTTACTGGTCAAGTCCCAGTATGTAATCGTTTTACTGGTTTAAGGGGAAAATGGGAGTGAATAATGAACAAAAATCAATGCGACAGTTGCGATAGCACTAATACAAGGTCAACAGTTATAGATAATGTACTTAGACCCTATTACAAAGTATTATGCTTAGATTGTTTTCATAAGTTTGAAATACTCTTAACACCTGAAGATATAATATCATTCAATGGTGATATAGGTTTAAAAGCTGTTAAAATAATAAAAATGGCTAAAAGTGGATTCAGGTTTATTCTTTATAAATTATTATTTATTTCCTTACTTGTTGCATTTTCTTACGGATTACTCGGGCAGAATTTAAGCCTATCGTTTATTCTAGGCTTGGTTGTTATTTTAATTGTTTCCGATTTAATAGTTTTCGTTTTTAAAGACGTATTTAAGCCGAAAAGGTAAAAGCAATATCGATGGGAGTAGCTAATGAGTAAAGGACTAATACATATAGCCTTAAAAGTTGTTATTAGAAAACGTATAGTAAGTCTTTTAACCAGATTAAAAAACTTCCTATGCACACCAATGGTGGCATATAGGGTTATTATGTTAATAACTGCTTCAATGTTTTTTACTATTATGTTGATAAAAATCCATGCCTAACCCTATTCAATGCCCAAAGTGCAATGGGTATAATACAAAGGTACTAGCTAAACAGGATTTAAAGCATAGTGTTAGATACTCGATAGAATGTTATGATTGTAGAATCTTTGTCATAGTTGAGTACTTTAGAGGCACTGTTAGAGGTACAACAATAGCTGTTATAATAAAGGGAGAAATAGAAGTATGACACTAACCAAAGGCAACACAGAAAACGATATTGCATTGTGCGATGTTAATAATCCAGGGTGTGAGACTTGTGAGTATATAAACCACAGTGTTGAGTGTGTAAGTAAGGGTAACTCTGGAACATATAACAATCATTTAGGTGTTTTTATAACTGCTTCATATGCAGTACATTTTAATAATAACCTTCAATGCAAGTTTTATAAACTACATATAGTTAATACCAACCGTTCATACCTATCTAAGCTATGGTCGTTTATCACTTTTCGAGGAACGTTACATGCACATGAAAGGGATAGTAAGTTATTATGATTTTACTAAGCAAGTCATATTCAAGCAAATACGTCAAGGAGTTATTAAATACATCTGTAGGCGTTAGTCATTCAGTAGAAGAGATATTAATAAACACAGAAGAAACAACAGAAAGGTACCTATTAGATTGTTTATGTAAAGTTTGCAATCAAAACAGAGTAATTAGAACAATTAAGAAAGCATCCATAAACAGCGTATCAGAAGGCTTTGAATCAGAAACAACAGAAGAGATATCAACCAAGTGCGACCATTGCAATAATTAGGCCAACATATTTTTTAAAAAAAGTGTTGACAAATGTTTTTGGATCGGGTATAGTTGGGGTTCAATTCATGGTTCATTGTAAATGGTTAGAGCGGTAGAGTTAAAGAGACTTAGTTTTAATTTCTCATGAGTAGGGCGGGTATATGTATAGTCGGGTCTGATATAGCCTTTAGGTTGAACGTTGTCTGCTAAATGGATTACCGGTTCACCCATGGCGCAACCTAAAGAGAATAGCTGAGATATAGATTATGAATACTTTTAACTTTTGTTGATCCATTCTTGGAATAAGCCTGATTGTATGAAACACATATAGTTACGGCTTATTTTCAGAATCAAAAGGAGGTACATTGTGAAAGTCTATACCGGGCACCATGGAGCTGAAGAGGGTGAAGTATTTGTTTCTACCATAGGTGAGCCATTTAAATTAGATGTTAAATGGAAAACAGTAAGATTTGGCGAACCCTACGAAAACTTTTACGGTCATAGTATTTGTGATTTCTTTGTTGAACTGTCTGAGGTTAATGAACAGCAACAAGAAGTAGTTCTATCTGATATAAGTAAGCAAAAAGATAGCCTTACATATTATGATCGTAATGAGCTATTCTATCTTTGTCATAAGACTTATGATGAACAAGATGATGATCCTAATTCAGACAGTAAGCGTTATTTATTGAAACAGATTAGACGTGAAATTAAACGTCGTGACGATGAAAATGATTGGTAAAGGAGGTTACACAATGCGCCGCACTTGAATTTAGCTTAACTACATACAACCCACACTGTATGTAGTTAGGCTTGCTTTAAGAAGGAGGAAGATGTGAGTGGTTATAGTGTTGTGAAGGTAGAATGGAGAACATCGGTAATTGAATGTTGCGATGGTATATATGGATACATTGGTGATTATTTATTTTTTACTATTGATAAACCTATTCTTAATCTTAATAATAAATCGCATTTCTTATCTTCGAATCTACCTGGTCATAGGTGGGCTGGTGATACCGTTAGTAGCAACAGCATCAAAGAACTCCAATCAAAAGCCCAAGAGCTATTTGATAAGTTCATTAAGAGTATGATTGTGATTGAAGTTGATATTAATCTTGATGTTCCAGAAAGAAGCGATGAAGAGATAATAAAAGACTATAATGAGGTAATGGAGATTTTAAATGAAACCTAAACACAGCAACAAGAGCTTTGATGTTAGTGCTACGAAGGAAAATAGAACTACTCAGTGCCCCTCGTGCTTTATACAACATAACTATGTAGCAAACTTCACAGACTTTAAAGAAAATATAATGTTTCATCTTGAAGAATGTTATATATGTAAACGTCAATGGATTCAAAAAGATATTAAGAGGAAATAACATGGACCTATCATCAAAAACAAAAAGAAAACCATTCCATCCTCAAGATACACAGGACTTCTTTCTGAATAGCATAGCATTAGCTAAGAAGCTTAAGGTGCATTGCGGATTTAAACCTATTGTATCTATGAGCGCCGATTCATTGTACACTGTTCGGTGTACTGTTTGCGGTAAACAGATATCAGGGAAAGATGAGAAGGAGATTGTTAGGTTATGGAACAAGTAGTATATGCAGGAAAATCAGCTATTAGAGAAGAGCTATTAATTAAACATAAAGAGATACATGATGTAAAAATAGTTTCTCCTTTTGATCCAAGCAGAGATACTAAATTTATAATATACGTAACTCAATACGAAGAATACATTAGGTACAATATATTGCAAACATTAAGAGACTTATTACCTGTTGGGATACATCCTAGGTTATTGTTCTATACATGTATCGTAGATCACACTCCTAGCCGTGATTGGAGAATGTAGTATTGATACTAAGAAACCTTAAAAACGGTGCAACGTTCGGTGTATGTGAAAGGATAATAAATGATTAACGGAAATTATGGAAAAGAATTAATACTAGACTTACATGATTGTGATATCACAAAATTTAATCGCAAAAGTCTTGATGAATATTTTAAAAAGATATGTAAAGAAATTAAGATGGTTCAGTGTGAAAGATATTTTTGGGATGATATAGGTGTACCAGTAGAAGAACAGCAAACATCAGCACATACGAAGGGCACATCTGCTGTTCAGTTTATATTAACAAGCTCTATTGTAATACATACTCTTGAATTAATGAATGCTGCTTATATTAATATTTTTTCATGTAAAGACTTCGATGCTAAATTAGCAGAGAAATTAACATGTAAATGGTTCAACTCTAGTAGTTGTAAATCAACTATAGTTGAAAGGGTTTAAATGTTAGGAATCTTTATTATACCAACTGGTATAGGTTCTGAAATAGGTGGACATGCAGGAGATGCTAGCCCTTCTGCGAAACTTATATCATCTGCATGTTCTAAGCTAATAGTAAACCCTAACGTTGTCAATGCTTCGGATATCAACGAAATGGCAGATAACATGCTATATGTTGAGGGATCTATGATAGATAGATTCTTAAAGCTAGAAATCAATCTAAAAGAATCATATCAAAATAAAATATTAGTAGTAGCAAATGGTCCGTTGACAAGTGATACTGTCAATGCTGTCAATGCTGCACGTTCAACAATAGGAATTGAGGTTTCTGTATTAGAACTTAAAACACCCTTAGTAATGAATGCTAATATAGAAAACATAGCTACAGGTAATGTTAGTGGTGTAGATTCATTAATTGAACAAGTTAATAAATATGAATTCGATGCACTTGCTATTCATACTCCAATAACTGTTGATAGAAATGTAGCTCTAAATTATTTCAGAAACGGAGGTATCAACCCATGGGGAGGTATAGAAGCAATTGTATCTAAAATGATTACAAGCAGACTAGATAAGCCAGTAGCACATGCGCCTATTGAAAGTATTAATATTGATGACAAAGAGTTATACTTTTTTAATGATACAGTAGATCCTAGAATAGCTCCTGAAGCGATATCTAATTGTTTTTTACATTGTGTTCTAAAAGGGCTTCACAAGGCACCTAAAATTGGTGGCATAATGTGCGCACATGATGTAAAGTTCTTAATATCACCATATGGTTGTTTCGGTGAACCCCATAGAGCATGCGGAAGATTAGGAATACCTATAATAATGGTTAAGGAAAATAAAACAGTGTTAAATGACACTATGCCAAAAGATGGAATAATTTTTGTTGAAAATTACCATGAAGCTGCTGGTATTGTTCTTTCATTTAAATCTGGTATTAGTATTGAATCAGTAAGGCGTCCTATTAAGCAATTAGATGTTTTATAAAGTAACATGATATACAAAAAAACAATATCCTCTGAATCATGGCGCGCAACCCCATCAACATACATATATAAAATCTTCGGTGGTCGATGGAAGCCCTACAAGCACTTAGTAGGTCCATTAGATTATGTAGGTCAGAAAGTATTAGAAGGTGGTGCAAGGATCATCATCAATATGCCTGCACAGTATGGCAAGAGCTATACTTTCTCAGTAGGCTTTACTTTATGGTACCTTGAGCACTTCCCAGAGCACCAAATAGTACATACATCTTATGAAAGCACATTAAGTAGACGATTCAGCGCACAAGCTAGAGATGAGGCTATTAATAATGATCTTATTAATTTAACAATTAGCAGAGATAATAGATCGTCTTCAGATTGGCGTACTGCAATACCTAATGAAAAAGGAATATTAATAGATAGTGGTGGTTTTCGTTCAACTGGTATGGGTGGTGCTATTTCTGGTATTGGTAGTAACCTAACTATAGTCGATGATCCGTTAAAAGGTATGCAAGAGGCATTATCAGATACCTATAGCGAAAATAATAAGTTGTTCCACGAAGGGACGCTTGAGAAACGTTGTCGTAAGGGTGGCTCGATAATAGTAATCTGCACTAGATGGAGTGAAAAGGATTATTGCGAGTATTTAATAAAAGAAAATAGCGATGATTGGACAGTTATTAAGATCAAGGAGAAAGCAGAAGAGAACGATATATTAGGGCGCAAGGTAGGTGAATGTCTATGTCCTGATTTGCATAGTCAAGCCCGTGTGGATAAGCGTGACGATGGTTCGATAGTCTGGGTATCGATGAGCCAACAAGAGCCTACATCATTAGATGGTAACATATTTAAGCGTGATAAGTTCCAAAGGTGGTTACGATTACCTGAATTCGATTTTACATTTATCAGTTGGGATATGAACTTCGGTAATCAAACTGATATGAGCGCCACTGATAGCGTAGTAGGTCAATACTGGGGTTATAAAGGCGCTGATAAGTATTTAATAGACAGGGTTAACTTAGTAATAGACTTTGCACAAACACTTCATATTGTAAAAGATTTTAACATGAAGCATACTAAGGCTAGTATGAACTTGATAGAAAATAAGGCTAATGGTCCGGCTGTTATATCAGCATTAACTCGAATAATGAGCGGTCTAGTACCCTGGAAACCGCAAGGTAAGATGGTACAGGCTATAGCTACACAGCCGCATGTTCAAAGTAGCAATGTGTATATACCTGATTCAATAGAAAGCGAATATATAACCGGCAGTGGTAGAAAAACTACGGGTTGTGATTGGGTTAATGAATTCTTAGATCAGGTATGCGGTTTTCCTAATAAGAAGCATGATGATGATGTTGATGCTTTCACTCAAGCTATATTAAAGATTGAGGAGTTGAAAGAATTCGGACAGATTATGATTGGTTAATCCTTTTCTTTTATACCGCCCTTATAAAAGAATTCTTTCATCTCTTTATTAGCATTCAACTTAGTATCTATGTTTCTTCTCCATTCGCCCCTTGTCTTAACTCTCATTATGGTTATCAGCTCGTTACTACCGTTTTCGAACAGAACTCTATATAGTCTGCTTTCATATTTAAGCAACCACCATGATCTATTCCAACTTGCTTGCTCTAAGAATAGAACTTCATTATTTTCTAATATCATAGATATTATATTGCTGATAAACTTATCTTCATCTTTTACGCCTACTCTTTGTCTTATTCTTTGTCTTAGGTGTTCACTCATTATTATGTTCCTTCATTTTACAAGGTATCATTTAGTGCATTTAATGCAAGACTGCTTGCTACTTTATTAGTGCATCTATTCTTCTTTGCAAGCTTATAAGTAGCGCCCACTATGGTTGCCTGTGCTATTCTAAGTCCATCACCAAAATTGTCAGTGCCAAAACTCATTTTTAGATAATATCTATCAAGATCAAGCTGTTTTAGAAGAGATTCCAAGCTGTATGCTTTATCCGTGGTTATCTTTTTCATTATACCCTTCCCCTTTTCAAGCATTCTTCATGCCCAAATAAATCACTAATAAAAGTCCAAAACGTACTGCCATGAAATTCACTTTTATGTTTCTCTGATTTACTTTGCCTAAATACCTCCATAGCGTGCTTATTGCACACGTCACAAGGCCCGAATTTTGTTGATGAATTGTTCATTGAGGTTAGCTTGTATTTATAGGTTGGCATTTTAAGATACCTCCCATTCATTTTTGCAATGATAATTTAAACACTGCGCTTTTTTAACAGGCAATCCACTATCAAGATAATAATTATAGTAAACAATGTTAGCGCATTTAGGACAGATAGCTTTTTTGATACCTTTATCCTGTTCCATAATGTACCCCTTTTCATCGTTCATTAATCACTTAGCAAAGCCCCTGGTTTGCAAGGGTAAGGCTAAGGGGTTAATCAGTTAAGCTTAATAAATGATTCTACAGTTTTGCTTGTATTGTATGTTTCACCTTCCTTTATAGATAAAAAATATTGATCAATATATACCATATGCTCATGATGGTATATATTTGTTTCAATATAATCATAACCAGCGTCGCAAAGTGTTTCTGGAACAATGTAACAAATATTGATTTTAAAATACTGTCCATCGTAACTTACATTCGGATTATTCATATTCATTTCGCTTGCTCCTCTTTGTGTGTTGTTCGTTTCCTTCATCATGTTTTATAATTTATCACGGTTCTTTGAGCTTGTCAACACTTTTTTTTATTTTATTTTAAATAAAGTGTAAGGTGCTGAAATTGCTAGGTTAAAACTTCTCTTTATATTTCTCCTGAACATCTTTAAGACCATCCCAGAACCCGATTTCATCATAATAAGCTGTCAACGTTTTGAGCATTTTTATAGCTAGGCTGTTTGAATATCCGATCTTATCACAGTCTTTGTTCCCATCGTCTTCTTCTAAGCTTATTTGGTCGAGCTTATCTAGTACCCCTTTAGCTATCTTTTCGCTGTTAAATAGATGTGATACAGCTAACCCAGATTTTAAATGAGTTACATAAAAACCCTTTCTTAGAGTACCTCTTATAGAATCTTTGCTATATGGTCTATTAACTGCATAAAATCCCTGGTTAGAAATTAAGCCCTCTACTTTTCCTTTTGTAGTATTTCCATCTTTATCCATCTCAAGAGCTACGCTTATTATATCTCTTTTCAAGGTGCGCCCTTTCTACCACCTGCACTTATTCTGTGCAGGTGGTAAGTGTTTTTAGATTTCTTCGATGATAAATAAGCAATTACCTGATGCGCTGATGATTTGACCGTCGTTTTCTATTACAGGATCGTTAGCAAAGCCTAAACGTTCTACTTCAGAAGCAAACCATGATCCTGATTCATTCCATCGACTGCATACACCACACATTGTTTCCATTGTATCTGATGCGTGATTCAAAAGAGCAGTTTTTAGTGTAATAAATGTATTCATCCTGTATTCTCCTTCTGTTGCTGTGTTGTTCCCTGTTTCCATAATCAGTAATTTATCAGAACCGATTAAACTTGTCAACACTTTTTTTTATTTTATTTTAAATAAATTGTAAGGTGTTGTAATTATTCAGTTAATTTTGCATTTAAAAATATTCTTTTAATCTTTTGTTAATTTTGCTCATTAATTAACCTAAAAGATTAAATAAAGCATAACCCTTCGTTTTTACAGAGAAAATAACTTTTAGATTGACAAACAGGGGGCAATGTGAGATGATAAAACCTGTTCGGCCACTTACTTTCTTCTTTTTGTTCGCCCCTAGGTTACCTCCATTACCTAGGGGCGTTTCCTTTTCTATACCATGCCAAATCAACAACGATGACCGCTGTGACGATATCGCCCTATAAGACGATAGCTAGGATGATTGAATCATCGGATCGGTTTAGGGCGATATGAGGCGAATCGATTAACTCTCAAAATAACTTGAATAAGGAGATCCACAAGACAAACTTGTACGACCAACTGTAGTATAAGAGGTTTTTTTCAAAAAACTTTTTAACTTCCATTTTTCAACTTACAACCTTACAACCTACAAAAACCTAGTATATAAGCAGGGTTAGAATGTAGGGAGCAAGGTCAAGTGTGGGCTTACAAGTCTTATCTGGACTGCATAAAATATTAAGTTGGAGGTATCTTCGAGTAACCACCTGTTGTTGCTCTGCTCTCTTGTGGAAATTATGCACCAAAGTATCTCAAAATAACTTAAAAATCGTCATAAGTACTTGATATAGTTGAAGATTTTTTTCGGCTCGTTTTGACCAACATAAAAATAAAAAAATATATGTAGGAAATGTAAGCCCACACTCGACCTTGCTCCCTACATTTCGGCCTACATTCAGTTACATCTATATAGCCTTAAAACTCCATGATTCTAAAGGGTTTAAAAAAAATAAAAAAAAGTGTTGACAAATTTGTAAGGACTTTGTAAGATGTTGGGCATACAGGGTCTTATTTTTACAAAGAAGGGGTTAAACGATGTATGATGTACAAATTCACTTTAAGTATGGATTTATTCTTGAGGCGTTTGATTTGAATAACGAAGATACAGATAATTTGCTTAGAAAGTACAAACAATTCATAGGAGTTGCATCACAAGTACATGCAGTTGACACAGACCATTACTCATTTTGCATTGGTGATGGCTTATTTGATTTCTGTAACGTAATCCTAATCACATACGTCAAGAGGTAATACAATGAACGACGCACTAAAAACAGTACAGCCGAATACAATCAAACCAGGGTATAAGGTTCCTAAACAAAAACCACTCATTAATTTGCTTATAGAATTTAAACAACAGCTAAAAATTTGCGTAAACCTAAAAAGTGAAAATGAAAAGATACCTAATCTGCCAAGAAATGAATATTTAGAAGGAAGATTAGACGCTCTAAAATATGTCATAGGTGAACTTAGTGAATGTTCACCAATCGGCGATCCGAGTGAAACGTTAGCATAATATAAGGAGTGGGTATAATGGCAGTAAAAAGAGTTCCATTAAGCGAAATTAGCAGTGAACTTTGGAATACAATATCTGAAGCTTTGATTGGCGAAACAGAACCCAAAGTATATGCTGTATTAATGGCATCATTTGAAATGGTAATGATGACATTTACACAAGACATAATGCCAAACTATAATCAGTCTCGTATTATTCAGATTGGTTATAACTTTGCTTGTAAAAAGTTATCTAAACATTAATGCAATGCACTAACCCAAGGAGAAAAGCACAATGAAACTCTACACAATAGAATACAATGCCAATTATCAATGGTTCGTATCATGCGACGGACAAAAAGTATCTGAATGCCAAGGGGGGTTTCAATACTCACCTGATTCAGAAACAATGACAGACTCATTTGCAAACGATAGCAGTGCATCGTTCGCTGCTAAACAGTTAGCTTATGATTATTCAACTAGCAAGGTTGACAGTGTAGGTATGTATGATGGAACAGAGCTTATTAATGGGTTGATGTAGGAGGTATTATAATGCCAAGAATAGCATTCAGAAAAAATAATATCAGAAATTCAACCTTGCAGTTAGTAAGCCTGATTACTGATATTATAAGCAGCTATGATAAATTAGAAATAACTTTAACATTAAGACAGCTATATTATCAGCTTGTATCTCGTAACATAATTGCAAATACAGATAAAGAATATCATAGATTGTCTGTATTAGTAACTAAAGCTAGATATAATGGGTACATTGATTGGGATAGCATAGAAGACAGAACAAGAAAACCAATTATACCGAATGAGTTTAATAATCTTGATGAATTTTTATCATATACTAAATACTGGTATGAATTAGATTATTGGAAAGGGCAATCCTTTAGACCTGAAATATGGGTAGAAAAAGAAGCACTATCTAATATCTGTTTGAAGGCAGTTGAAGGCTTACACGTACCTGTATGCGTTAATAAAGGCTATTGTTCTGCTTCTACAATGTATAATAATGCAATGAGGATAAAGGAGCACTTACAAAACTGCGAAGATGTAACCATCTTTTATCTAGGCGATCATGATCCTAGTGGATTGCATATGGTAGAGGATATTCGTAATAGGATGACAGAATTTTTATCTAGGATTAGCGGTGAGGATTATAACTTTGATAAGTATAGAAACTTTAAAGTTATACCCTTAGCATTGAATATGGATCAAGTTAACGAGTTTTCATTGCCTGAAAATCCTACTAAGCTATCAGATACAAGGGCACAAAAATATATAGATGAATTTGGTTATAGTAGTTGGGAATTAGACGCTCTAAGTCCTGAATACATGATAGAGTTAATAAAAACATCTATAGAAGCTGAAATTAACGATATAGATGCTTGGAATGATATGAAGGCTAAAGAAAAGCATGATATTACTAAGCTTGTTGATTTTGCTAATAATGCAAGTGAATAATATTAATAATTCCGAAAAGCAAGCAGAGCCTTAACCTTACCATCAGGAGAAAGTACAACATAGATAATAGTACATCGACAATTAGGGTGCACAGGTGGTACCAATACATTAGGTACCCTGTTAGTTAAACCAGGAAAGGTTTGATCTACACCTACTGATTTATTATTAAGTGGACCGCAAAAAGGGCACACTCTTTCATCTTCGGCTGTTCTAAATACCTTGATAATAGGATCAGTGATTAACCCTTGCTCTTGATATTGCTTAATACCTTCAAGGCTACCATGATTATACGCAAAGCTTGTCTCTGTTCTAGCTATTCTTAATGATCTTGCTCGATTAAGCCTAGCAGAATAGTTCTGTACTTGACGTTCAATGTGCTTATCACTTTTACCTGCATCTATTAAGCGTTGTCTTAATTTAGCAACTGCACCTTCTTCTTTTTCAGTTAATCCGATAATAGGTCTTAAATATCTACCCATTTCTGTCGGCCCCATGCCTTCACCGATACCTAGCCTTTTTATGACATTTTTAACTGCTTTGGTTTGCTCTAATGATAGATTGACAGTTAATTCAGCACCTCTAGTAGCTACCCATGATTCGAGCCTAGCGGCTGTCTCTGGAAACTTAATGGGTATTCCGAATGATGCTGTTACTTCCTCAGAAACAATCGTCATGCCCTTACGATGTAATTCTCTCCATTCAGGTTCTAACTCATTATTAATAAGCTTAGAATAGTCTTCTTTCCAATCGTCCATCCATTTTTGAGATATCTGCCCTGTTGATATACTGTTTCGTATCTCTTCAAACTTAATAGCATCTCTTTGTGCATTCAAAGTACTAACTAAGAATCTTTGTATTTTCTTTTCAGGTCCCTTAACAGCGTTTACTAATACCTTTTCAACGTCCCTGGTATTAATTGGGATAGGTTTTAAATAAGATGGATAACCTACAGGTACTTTAGGTTTAGCAGTGCGCTGCAATCCCTGTGTAGGGTTTCTTATATTAGGGCGCTCTAAAGGACTTACTAAGTCCCTACCATATGGGTCTGCTTTTGGTATTATATCAAGGATATCTTTTGAGTCTATGTCAAGTTCTGTAATCAATGTACCATGTGTTAAAGACAACTCTCTTACTATAGATCCATCTTTTAACAATAAAGATATTTTTTCAGACGTTATATCTTGATATAGATTGTATTTTTCTACTAGATGTTCTTCTACTTTAATAACTCTCATTAAAGCTCTGTACTATCTGGATCTAATCCCTGAATGATAGACTCTGTAGTAGCATTACTATTCGGCATGAAAGAAATATCGTCACCATTAAATCGTTCGATATTGAGATTTAACAATTGATTAATAAGATTAAATGGTACACCTACATTGCTTAATGCTGTCATTTGCTTTAGCTTTTCGGTAAAAGCAGCTCGAAGTGCAGGGATATTAGTAAGCTCATACTCGATTCGAAAAGGTTCTGCAAAGTCTAAATTAAAAGAGTGTTGATATCCATCTCTAATACTGTCAAGATAGGGTATAATTAAATCTTCCCAATATGTTAATCGTACAGTGTCCATTTTAAAGTTACTAGTATCATCAAGACCAACTAAGGCAGGATGCACATTAAACACTGAGCAAATTCTTTTACCACTCCATTTTTGAGTTTCTACGAAGTCTAATTCTTTCATACTACTTGTAAAGTTTTCGTATGTTGCGTCACTACCCATAATAATAGGCAATCCTGCATTATCAGGACCAGATACAGAATCTCTCAACATTGCCTTAGCAATATCAAATTGACTTTTAGACATATCATTTTTAAAACTTAACATTCCATCAGGTAACGTTTTATTAGTAATTGCATTTCGATTAAACAAAATACTATCAACATCGGTATCAGTTAGCAGAGATGCTGCTTTAAGTGGCGATGTTCCCCATGTAGGTTCATTAGGATCAGGGAACATAAAATGGATTACATCGTTTACAGGTAATGTAACAACACTATCACCTACAGTGAATTCATAACCTGATATATATTTAGTAGAATCTAATACAGGTTTAACGTTATCAGGTCTAAATATCCATAATTGCAAAGGTTCTTGAACACGTTCGCCTAACACATTGGTTATAATATCACCTGCTCTTACTTTATATATAAGAGCGTTTCCACCTAAGTTTAAATAAGCAGCATTAAATTCTTGTTGTAAAGCCCATGTTTGAAACTCATTAGGAGATAATAAAAGCTTATTTAATGGATGTTCTGGGTTAACTATCCATGAATCACCTTGCAAGGTCTTAACATTCCACTTAACACTAGCAGCACTTGTCATAATAGATTTAATGCAAGCATAAACGAATGTACTTGAATTAAATCCATTAGTAACAGCATCTTCAGTAGACCAATCGGACACAATAGCTTTGCCACTATCGGCAGAAGGAACATACCCTATACCTGTAGGAAACTCCTTTATCCATTTAGGATCTTCTCTTTTATCACTAACATTATCATTATTGTTACCAGTTGTAATATTTAATCCCCAAATTTTCATAGCCTACCCTAAGAAGTTATAAAAACATAATAACATAAAAAAAATAGTTGACAAGTGTTTTCTTATATGAAAGAATAAAAAAACAAATAGCAAGGAATAGAAATGTTTCATAAAGCGATAAAGAATGTAGAAACTAAATTAGATAATAATGGTAGAGAGCTTACAGCTTATGCTAGTACGTTTGGTAATGTTGATAGAGCTAATGATAGAGTAATCAAAGGCGCATTTAGTAAGACAATCGCTGAAGGTTTCGATGCTCCTATAAAGAATGGTAGACCTTCAAAGATTAAAGTATTATGGCAGCATGATTCACGTATGCCGTTTGGTATTCCGAAACATATAGAAGAAGATTCAACAGGATTATTAACTGTTACAACTATTAGTAATACACAAGAGAATAAAGATAGAATAGAATATATTAAAGATGGTGTAGTTTCTCAAATGTCAATAGGATATACTCCGATAAAATCTAAACAAGCAGAAGATTTAGATAATGTTTACGATTTAACAGAATTAGAATTACATGAATACAGTGCAGTTACATTTGCTTGCAACGAAGCAGCAGATATATTAGGCATTAAACGATACAAAGCGATCAAGGACCAACTACACAAAACAGGTGAAGCAAATCCAGATATCTTAGATATGTTATTAAACATATTAACTAAAGCAAACAGTATTCAGTTTGATACTAAAGACGTTATAAAGTACCAGGATTTAAAGTTAGCTGATAGAGATAGCGATTTTGATCCTACTGAAGCTATAAAACACGTTGATGAATGGGCCGATGTATTAGTTAAAGGACCAGAGGAGAAATACTTTGAAGCATTCTTATATTTTAATACTGATTCGAGCGATAACAAAAGCGCTTACAAAATCCAGATAGGTGATATCGTAAACGAGAAATTATTAGCAATCCCAAAGGCTATCTTTGAAGCTGCTAATATAATCAATGAAAATAGATTAGAATTGTCTGAAAAAGATATAAACGATTTAAAGAAGCATTTGTCTAAGTATTATAAGAAAATGCGTAAACAGTTTGATGATGATACTATATTAGAACCTTGGAAGGAAAAAACTGAAGAGTTAGACTTTGCAAGTTTAAATGATATGGTATTTAAGTGTAATGGTATGTTAGAATCACTCATTGAGAAAACAAAGCCGGGTAAAACCACTTTGAAGAACGATGAGCCGATAGGCATAATCGAATTAAATGATTATAACGAAAAAACCAAAAGCTTAGTTGATAAACTAGGTTAAGGAGCAATCACAATGAGCACTGAAACTGAAAAAGTATTAAAAGAGACGGCTGAAACTATTGAAAAATTAGTTAAGGCTGTTGCTGATAGAGATGAAACCATGAAAGCTAATGGTGAAGCTACTACTGAGCAGGGTACATTAATAGCTAAATTAAGTACTAAGATAAAAGAGCTTGAAGGAACTTCGCTTGAAGAAACTAAAAAACTTCTAGAACGCTTAGAAAACATGGAAAAGAAAGTTAACAATCCTCTTTTACATGCAGGTGTAAAAGACTTTACTAGTGCAGGCGATCAGTTTATTAATAGCGATGACTATAAGAACATGCTAGACGCTAACGGTAACGCTAAAATGTTCGTGTCGAACAAAGTTTTAGTTAAGGGCTTGTTCGATAATGTACGAAGGAAACAAGTTACATCCGATCCTACTAGTGCCGGTGCGTTGATTGTTCCTTTCCGCGATCCTGACATTATCACTGCACCTAAGCGCCAAATGGTTGTTCGTGATTTGCTTGGTAGTGGAAATACTACAAGTCCTACTATTCAGTATGTGCAGCAAACAGGGTATGCACCGTTATATGCTACCTTGGACGGTGTCCACGCTGGTGGTACTAAAACATTAACACTGTTGTTAGATACTACACACACTGGTAATGCTGGTTTCTATGCTGGTTTAGTATTTAATGTCAACGGTGAAGACCACGAAATTGATACTGTAAGCACTGATGGAGTCACTGTTACGCTTAAAAACTATGGGTTGCAATCTGAAGCTCCTGATGGTGCAGAAGTTGTAGCTAATTACTTTACAGCTACTGTTGAAACGAAACTTAAACCCCGTGCCAACATTAAGTTTGTCTTAAAGGAAATCACAGCTAAAACATTAGCTACTTGGTTGCCTGCTGCTAAGCAAATATTAAACGATGCGCCTAGACTTGCTGGTATGATTAACGATGAATTATCGTTCGCATTAATGCAGGTAGAAGAACAGCAAATGCTGTACGGCGATGGCTTAGGTGAAAACCTTTTAGGCTTGTTTAGCGATCCTTTATCTCAAAGTTACTTATGGTCTAGCGGTACGTTTGGCGATACTAAAATCGATGCTATTAGACGCTCAATGAACCTTACACGTTTAGCTGAATACATGGCTACTGGTATCGTATTACATCCGACCGACTGGACTGATATCCAGTTAACAAAAGGCTCCGATGAACATTACATTTGGATAAATGTTAATACCGGCGGTGTTCCTCAGTTATGGCAATTGCCGGTGGTTGATACTACTGCTGTAGCAGTTGGCCAAGCTGGTGTAGGTGCATTCAAGTTGGCAGCTAAGGTTTATGACCTTCAACAGAAGACCATTGAAGTAGGTACTCAACATGCTGATTACTTCACTCGTAACATGGTTGCTATCTTAGCAGAAGAGCGAATTGCAATGCAAAATAGTCGCCCAGAAGCTTTTGTTAATGTAACATTTGATAGTGCACCTGTTGATCCAGATGCAGCTTAAAACTAAATCCTGAATAAATAACGGTAGCACATACATTGATTTGTATGTGCTACCAATTATCTAGTTAGGGTAAACAATGACCACTGCAATACAAGACAGATTAGATATTAGCGTTTCTGATGCTGAAAGTTGGATGAATATTCCTGTGCAATCAGGTGGTCAACTCACTAAGCTAGAATTAATAATATCAGGATCGAAGCAAATCTCTGATGAATACTGTAACAATCCTTTTGAAGATGCTGATGGTGTAGAGTTAGATATTCCAGACGCTGTTAAGATAGGCGTTCTACAAGTCATAACAGATACCTGGAATAGTAGTGGAACTGCATCGACCTTATTAGGCAAGATTAAAAAACAAAAAGCTGATGATTTAGAAGAAGAGTACGCGCAAGAAAGCATTGCAGATACATTAAAGGTAACCTCTATCAGTGTTATGGCTCAACATTATCTCATTCAATATAGACTAATTCCAGGTGGTGCATAATGACAGTATTAAAATGGGATAATGAATTTTATTTCTTAGGTAAGGGGACGTTTGTACCTACTCCTGGAGCAGAGCCAGCAGCTATAAATGATAGAATATTCTTAGCTA